CGATGGACTCATTCCAGATTTGCCACACGCGCCAATTGCTGGCGAGGTACGTGCCCGCACGGGCGGCAATCTGCTCCTCGGTGAGCCGCTTGCGCTTGGCCCTGGGCAGTGCGTACTCCGCGAACGTGCTTTGCAGGTTGCCGGCCAGCCGCGAGCGCAGCGTCACCGGCTCAGGCCGTGGCAGCACCCGTTCCCACACGTCGCGGAGTTGGTCGCTATCGAGCATAGGACGCACCCCCATCCTCGTCGTCTTCTTCGTCTTCTTCGTCCTCGTCGTCTGTGTCGTCTTCCGTGGTCGGCTTGTTGCCGCGCAAGAATTCGCCGATATCTTCGTCCTCGACGCTGCGCCCCTGCGCATCGACGAATTGCAGATGCACCTCGGGGGGCATCACGGCAATGGCCAGCCCCGGGAACGCGGAGCGCAACTCCCCATGGATGTATTCTCGTTTATCATCAAAGGACATGCCGTCGCGCCAACCCTCTTCGGTTTCGCCCAGAAACACAAGGATCGCATGTGTCTTTAGCATGGCTGGCTCCTATCCGGCAAACACCTGAAGGGCACGGTAACGCTGGAGGATCTGGCGGGCGCTGCCCAGGATCGGCGCTCCCGAGTTGAGCAGGTTGACGGCCGAGACGTACGAATACTCCTCAAACGACTCCGATTGAAGCGGAATCCCGCCGTTGGGGAGCGTGCGATAAATCCACACGGCAATCTGCTCGGCGGCGGAAATCAGATCATCGGGGATCGGGTCGTATCCCGCTTCGTAAACGATACGAATATTTCCGTTGCCGATCGGCCAGCGTGGTCTTGCCGCGAAGGCGAGATCGCCGCCCGCGCCCTGGGCGGTCGTGGGCCACCAGCCCACTGTGCTGCTGGATACCGGCCCGCCCAGACGCTCAACGATCCCCGAGAGCGATTGCTCCAGACCATCGGGATGATCGTAACGCAGCGCCCAGTGAAGGCCCTCAGTGAGGCGCGTGGAGAGGGGGAAAGCGCCTGCGACGCGACCGTAGTAGCCCTGCGAGTCAATGCGCAGGTCGCTGATTTCCAGCACGGGACGCTGCGGCAGAATCAGTTCCGGCCGCCCGGTGCCCGAGAGGTAAATCGTCCGCTCTTTGCGCTCGAACTCCCGCTTGCAGTATGTGGCGACAGCGCGGTTCGCCGCCGCCACAGCCAGATCGAGCGCCGCGACCTTGCTATCGGCGACGCCCAGGCTCACCTGCAATCGCTCTACGGTTGCCAGCGGCATCGAGAAGCCTCCGTTAGTGCGCCAGAGTGCCGTCGAGTTTGGCGTTCTGCGCGGCGGTGTTGGCATCCACCTGCAACTGCGCCTGCACGGCCTCGTCGAGCGTGTAGTACCAGGTGCTTGCCGGAGCGATCTGCTGAACCACGACACGCGGCGGCAGATTACGCCTCTTGGCGGGTAGCACGACTTCACGAACGCTTGCCTGCTTGCCCGTCTGCGATTCGGGCGGCAGCCAGCAACGGGCAATCGTGGCCCGCTCTTCCAGGGAGAGTTGCTTCCAACCCGCCGCCTTAAGATAGGCGACCGGATCGTCGTTTGCTTGCTCTCGTTTGGTCTTTGCCATGTGTCACCTTACAGAAATGCCCACGGATGCACCTGTGAAGGTTGCGCCCGTGGGCGACATGTGGTTACCGGACAATCTGGCCAATTGTGCTCACATCGTTATCCGTACCAGGACCGATGCGCGGCTCCAGGCCGATCACCAGAGCGTTGACCAGCGACGAGGTGCCGTTGCCGACCGTCACCAATGCACGCACAAACGGCCGACCCGCTGGAATCTCTTCCTGCTTGAGGTCGATGATGCGTTGCGTGTTGTCGCCCGTGCCGGGGATCTGCGTGATCGCCTTGCCGGGGATATCGGTGTAGGTGCCGTTTTGAGTGTCGCTGCACTGGAGCTTGAAGTCGACCACCTGGTCGATGACACCCACTTGCAGGATTGCCATGTAAGACTTGAAACTGCGGGCGTTAAAGACCGTGGTTGGCGTCGCGGCGTTGTTGCCGTTGATCGGATTGAGGACGGCCACAATCGCCGCCCGCTCGCTTGCCCATGCCGTGCTCATGATTACCTCGTATGCGTGTTCGTTGTGGATGATGAAGGATGCCGCCCGATGCAAAATCAGGCGGCAAGAATCAACATATTATGCGTTACATTAGGCGTTGAGGTACACGAACGGGGAAACCGTCGTGGAGCCGTCGGCCAGGGTTGGTGCGGCGGTCAACCAGGGCTGACCATCGACGCGCTTGATGGCACGCCACTGGGTCTGGTTGCGCGCAAACCGGGCGTGCGGGCTGGCCTCCAAGGCCATCTCCATCCGATCGCCAATCAGGTACATGCTCGGATCGACGAGCATGATGTCCCCGGCCGTGCCCAGCGCGGGCAATTTTTCCGTCACGATGATCGGCCGACCCAACAGGGTGCCGGGCATCGTCTGGCTCAGACCGCTCTGGCCCGGAGGGCCGGAGTAGTTGGGGATGAAGACCACGTCACCGTTGGCTCCCTGCAACTGGAGCAGTTGCGGCAGCGCCGTTTGGCTCACCAGCCAAATTGAGCGGCTCATGGACGGAGCCAGGAGACGGCCGGCCATATTGGCGATGTCCGCGAAGCGGATGCTGTTGCTTGTCGCACGGGTCAGGCCCAGCGAAGCGGCCGAGTTGAGCATCCCCAGTGGCTTGCCCACGCCGTCGCCCCGAATGAAGGTGTAATCCTCGTGCCAGGCGATCGCCATGCCAAAGAGGCTCGTCAGCACCGCGTCCAGAGCCAGCCCCGAATCCTGCACCAGCGTGTTGCTGGTGTTGCAAATCAGGGTCAGTTCCCAGGCGGTCAGGTCCACCTGCTTGAAGGCCGGCTCGGTTCCGGTCTTCTCGACGTTTTCCTCGGTCCAGTTGGCCACCACACCACCCAAAAACGGCGATTGCCCGGCCGAACCCAGGGTCATGTCGAGAGCCGGGATCTGCAGCGTCTTGCTGCTCATCGGCATCACGGTCGCGTACGGCCGGATGTGCGCATACTCGGCCGCGATCGTGAGCAGCTGGTTGACGAACTGCACCGGGATCGTGTAGCCACCCGTGCTGCCGCCCTGGCTGGACAGATCCTTGGTGTAAAAGCTGGAGTGCTTTTCCATCAGTTTCTGGCTTTCGTCGCTCAGCGGCGACGAGGATGCACGATGCAAATCCTTCAGGAAATTGCCCCAGCCGATCGTCTTGCCGAGGTTAATCGGCGTGCGGCTGCCGTCGGGAGCAACGATGTGGTTGCCCTCAACGCTAAAACCCTTGTTCACATCAGCACCCGTAGCCGGCGTGCCATCTTGGCGAACCGCGCGACTGGCGGGTTTGCTCAGATTTTGGAAGTACCTGGCGAACTCCGCGTTTTGTTCCGCGAGTTTGGCCAGCACGTCCTTGATCCCGTCGATGGCCGCCGTGGGCGGCGCACTTTGCTTGCTCATACGATTCTCCTGTTTAGCTCGGGCATGTGCCCCGCCGCTCGTTGGTTCATCTGCTGAGAAACTACCGCACACGCACGCCGGTCAATTGTGCGAGCGTCTCTTTCACGCGCATTTGGCTCTCGGCAAACGGAATCAGCGCCTTGGCCACCAGTTCGGCGATGGCCTTTTCGTCGATGCCCTCGTCCTCTTCGGGTGCCTCTTCTACCTCGGCGAGCATCGCCTTGAGCGCCCCGTAGTGCTGCTTGCAGGCGGCCCGCTGGGTGCGTGTGAGGTTCTCTTCATTGGCGTGCTCGCCCAGCCAATCGCACACGTCACGGCAGATTGATTGACGTTTCTTGGACATCTTTCGCCAGAAAAGCAGCGACTTGCTCTTGTCGCCCTCGTCGTCCTCGTCCTCGGTCTGCGTGTCGTCCTCGTCGGTCTCGTCGTCCTGTTCGTCCTCATCCGTGTCGGCGTCCTTGTCCTCGTCGTCTTCGGGCCAACCGAAAGTCTCCTCGGGATACTCGGAGGTGCAGACACCTTTCCAAATCTTAATCGTTTTGACGCATGCTTTTCGAACGTTGCTGTTCTCTTGCATGGGCATGAGTGAGGTGAGCACCTGTGCCAGCGCTTTGGCCAACGCCACGCCGGGCAGGATTGGCTTGTCGTCGGTCTTGGCTTTTTCGCCTTCGCCCTTTTCATCGTCGCCGTACACGTCCTTGGCCTTGGGCTTCTTGCATTCGCAGACGCCTGCGGCGCAGGCGCTCTTGCCCTTGGGCTTGACGTGCTTGCCACCGACCGTCTCATCGCCGTCGGATTCCTCATGTCCCGTCTTGCCCGCGACGCGTGAGGCTTTGCCGTCTTCTTCGGTGTCCTCGCCCTTGCTGCACAAAACAGCAATCAGGCCGCCGTCGAGCATCTCGTGTTCGACGCTTTCGGCGTCGCAGAGGTCGGGCTCGAACTGGATGAACGCCCAATAATCGGTGTCCTCGACGGTGAGTTCTTCCACGTCGCTGGAATCCAAGCCGTGCTCCTCGGCCTTGGCCGCCGCACTGTCGGCGTCGGCGTAGTCGGCCTTGGGCACAAGCAGAGCCTGCACCGCCTTGGCTGTTTGTTCCCCCTCGCCGGCGGGAGTTTCTTCCAATTCCTTCAAGAGCGCCGCAAGCGTCTTTGTGCTGGGCGTAACGGGTGCCGATGCGATGGCTTTAGTCATGTGAGTCTCCCAGAGACGGCGCGGCTGCGCCAGGGGTTGAAGGATGTTCTTGAGGCGATGGCTGAGCGGTCGCGAGTCGAGCACGCCCTTGCTCAAAATTTCGTTGGCCGACTGGATCACGAGCGCGTCAGGATTGGCAGGAATGCCGACCACAGACCATTCCAGCAGTTCCCATTTCAGAAATTCCAGCGCCCACCGATTGGACTCGAAGTCGATCTCGTCGCCCCCACAATCTTCGTCGGCGTACGGGTCGCTCAGACGACGGGCGCGCCTGGGGCGAAAGCCGATGGACGCGCCCCGGAAGATGCCCTCCTTGATCAGTGCGTAGGTTTGGCGGCTGTCTTCGGTGCTGTTACTGAAGTGCGCCGTCGAGAGAATCCGCGTGGCCTCGATCGTCAGTGCGACGGAGCCGTCGGGACGCGCCGCCGTGCCGATGGGCGGCAGATGGTGCGCGTGGTTCAAGAGGACAACGGGATATTCCAGATAGCTCTGGAGTGTCTCGCGACAGCCCTCAGGCTGCACGATGTCGCCGTGTCGATCGGGCGAGACGCTCGTGATGACGAAGTCGGCCGTCATGGCCTGATCGTTGGTTGCCGTTGGGGCAGACTCGTCCTTGACCGCCAGCACGCCGGGCCGTCCGGGCACCGGCATGGCCACGCTGTGTTTGGTCGCCCACGCCTGATACCCCGCCTGCTTGCGACGATCCTGCACCCGTTTGAGTAATCGCATATCGGTGTCCCTCGCTTTGCGAAAAACTACCGCTTCGCCCTCACCGCTTGGGCGCAACCCGAGACTTGCCGGTCGCGCCCCGAGGAGCACGGCCGCGCAGCACACGCACCTCGTCGCCGTCAATGGCATTCGCCGCCAGGTCGGTCATGATGTCGGCATTCACCTGCGCCGGGTCGTCGGGCGTGGGGTCGGCGTACCAGATCACCGGCTGCCCGGGATAACGCGACGCCAACTTCTCGGTGAATGTTGCAGCCAAACGCATCAATATGGGGCTAATGCAAAAACGGCAAAACTGTCGCAAGGGTGCATAGGCCGAGATGTTATCACCCGCAGGCTCCAGCCCCACGACCCCCTTGGGCACTCGCAGCACGGCGAGCACACTGTCCCGCATCGCCTCGGCCGATTGAATATAATTCATTTCGGCAGGCGTCATGGTTAGGCGTTTCACTTTGGTTCCGTTTGCCGTGATGATCGGCTTATCCATGTTCAACTCGCCCGAGAACCGCGCCGTAAAGTTGGCGTAAAGCCTTTCCAGCTCGAATTCGTCGGGATCGCCCGGCACGTCCACGTGCAGCCCGGGGAACGCCCCTTGCTTGAAGTGCATCCACTGGGCGCGAGCGGCGCTCTCGACGGTATCGACCCACTCGGCCGCCGCCTGTAGGGCGCTCATGCCGTCAATCTTGTGCAGCGGATTCTTGTTTTTGATGTGGATGATTTCCCGCGCGGGGATCGTCAATTGCCCCCGACCGCCGGCCGCACCAAAGGGACGGATTGCGTAGTAGTCAATCAGGGCATCGTTGCCGGCGACGGGGAACACCCACTGGCTGGGAATCACCCACATCTCCGATGGCAGGCCCAGTCCGTTGGGGATGACCCACACATAAGCATTCCCTGTCAGTTGCTCAAACATGGCCAACTCGAACCAAAAGTCCGGGCCGGTGTCAGGACCGTTGGGGTTGGCAAGCAATCGCACTAGCGGATGATCCGGCGCGGCGGGCTCCAACTCAACCCCAGGGATCTTGTTGCCCAATCCCTTTTTGTGGTAGTTGCATGTGTATTCGTTTGTGCGACCGGGCGGCCAATCGCCGCGAAGGGTCTGGTAGTGCTTGTTTTTGCCGCGATTGCTACCGTTGGCCGGCAGGCGAAATGCGACGTTGGGGTTCGCGCGTGCAACTTCGTTGGCGATGGCGCTAACACCTACATAG